CCAAAAAAACCTTTTTTGGGATCTGGCTTTAGGATTGAGCAATCATGGTCGCAAATGCAGTCACTGCGAGACAAAGAGGGGGCGGTTATACCGCACCCGCACCGCGTAAGTGGTCAAACCCGAACACGCGTCCCGCACCGCGTCGTTCGTTTCCGGCAAACAGTAACAAGTTGCCTACGCCGAAGGCGTCGCCTCGCCCTCGAAGGATTTCACCTTGGGCCTTTGGTCCAGCCTTGGTCGGTGAACTGGCGTATCTTGTTACGCAAAAAGAATGGTGGCCACTCGCTCCCTCGGGCGACGGGTATTCCGTGCCGGGTATTCGGCAACCCACCTATGATCCAACACCGCGTGAATGGTATAAAGTCGAGCCTCCGCCGGGCAACGAACTTTCAGCAGGCTTTGCCGGTGCTACCGCGTGGATACCTAATCCTTGGGATTTGGGTAATCCTTTCATCCATTTGTATGGCGAATGGGTTCCGGGTGGTGCTAATGGCATCCCCTGGACAGTTCCGCCACGCGGAAACTGGAAATACACAAAAACATTCCGCAAGAGTGATACCGATGCGCAAAATTACTATGTCATTGAGCCTGTTTTCTATCCGCTGGCACCTCCGGCTTCTGCTCCGGGTCCGCGTCGGTCACCGTACTCGAAACCGCGCGTTGCCCAGCGTGTCACTCCGCGTTTTCGTGGCGATTTTGCCATCGAGGTCACCCCCTTCGGCGCTGTCAAGGTTACGAGAAACCCTCCGCCGGTTCGTCCGGGCAAAAACATCAAAGAGCGCAAAGCGCGGGTTTCGCCGAAGGGCTATCGCGTCATGATCGGCCTCGCCAATGCTCTGGGTGAGGCGGTCGAATGGATTGATAAAATGGCCGATGCTGCTGGCTATGACAGCACTCGCTGGCGCAATGGACGCACTAAGCTTGCTGATAAATTCCATTTTTTGTTCTTTGAAGATGGTTATCAGAACATTTCTTTCGAAGATTTTTGGAAAGCATATGTTGCCAATGAAGCTGAAGATCGGTTTTATGGCCGCATCGGGGACTTCTCCCGTGAAACTGCCGAGGCTTTGGGCCTGTCATTCGCCCCTCAAACTGGCCTCGCATTGTGAAAGGATCAAAATGAAATGGCTTATAAAACCCGCCGTCGGAAAGCTCCTGTTCGGCGGCGAACGCCGACCCGGCGCCGCGCTACTAGCTACGGCCGTGCTCCTGCTCGTCGCCGTCGTTCAACCGCAGGTCGTGGACAAACTCTGCGGATCGTTGTCGAACAGGCCGCTCCTCAACCTGCCGGGTACTCCCGCGAAGGGGTTGTTCCAGTTACCGTAGACGGTAAAAAGGCGCGCTTCTAAACCTGCCGGGGCTTAGGCCCCGGCCTTTTTCTGAGGAAATACCATGCAAAATATCCAAGTAGTCCAGCCCGGTCAGTCTCGGTCCCGTGTCGATCGCAGGCCGAATTTTCCTATTCTGGGGAACATGAAGCCTTTCGGCCTCTATCCTCTGATGATCCATCCAGTCTTGCCGGGTGAGACGCTGCAACACGCTGAACTCAAGATGCGTACGCTCTCGAAGCCTATTGCGCATCCTTTGACCGGTGCGTGGCTGGAAACGTGGACGGTCTATATCAAGCTGACCGACCTTGACCGTGATCTGGGCCAAATGTTCGTTTCCGACACGTATTCATCGACCGGCTACACCGCTGCCGCTGACAGTCAGCGCTACTTTACCAAGGCGGGCCAGATTGACTGGGTGCGTCTCTGCACTGAGCGGTTTCATACTGCTTATTTTCTGTCTGGCGATGAGGCGGCGACCACCATCGACGGGGTGCCGAAGGTCAAGCTGAATGCGAAGAGTTGGTATCAGAACTGTATCTTCCGGCCTGCGGAAGTGGCGATTGATACGACTGATGTTTTCGACACTCAAACGCAGATGACCGCGTTTGAGATGATGCAACAGATGAGCATGAGCGAACTGACCTATGAAAAGTACCTCCAACAATTCGGCGTGCAAAGTATTCGTACTGCAATGGGAGAACCGGAGATTTTGCGCTATTCTCGGTCGTGGACGCTTCCAACCAACACGGTCGACAGCAGCACGGGTTCGCCAAGTTCTGCTTGGGTCTGGTCCGACAAACAAGAAGCCAGCAAACCTAAACGCTTCTCCGAACCCGGTTTCGTCATGATGTTTGCCGCTGTTCGGCCAAAGATGTTCCAGAAGAATTTGCAAGCTTCGATGGTCGGCAATCTTTGGGGCTTCTCGGATTTCTTCCCGATTTACAATCTTGCGGAACCGAATGCGGGCGTGAAATCCATTCTCACGACTGACGTTGTGTTCGATCCGTCGGCCCATGGTGCTTCTGGGGCGCGTGAGTTGTTTTACGACCACAAGGACTTGCTGTCTCATGGTGAGCAATTCGTGAACACAGCTTGGTCGGGAGAGCATCCTTATGCCATTCCGGGGTCAAACTCCCTGACGAACGACGACGCCGCTCTGGACGCGGATTTGCGGGGTGAGTACGCGAATGACGCGGACGTTGACCTGCTGTTCACTACACCGGGCACCACGACCACCACGTGCTTCTATGAAGGCATCGTTGGGTTGCGTGTCTCTGGTCACATCAAGGACACGACACTATGACCATGCTGGCTTTCGATCACTTCTCCGAGGTCGATCTCCAGCAATGGCCTTTGCCTCATTTCTTGCCGGAAGAATTGGCTTGCCGTGAGGGGGGCCGGGTTTTCACTCATCTGGAGACCGGCCTTGCTCTTGAGAAGTTGCGCGACCGAATGCAGTCGCCGCTCAAGATCAATTCCGCCTACCGGACGCCTCAATACAATTTGAAGGTAGGCGGGGCGAAAATGTCGATGCACCTGAAAGGTCGTGCATTCGACATTCATTGTCCCACCGTGTTGTTCGCTGTTCAGGTTATGCTGAATGCGCGGGAACTCGGTTTTGGCGGGATTGGCTACTATCCCCGTCAGCACTTCGTCCACATTGACAGCGGTATCTTCCGCGAATGGACTGGTTGATTTCTAAGCAAAGAAACAAGTGCTCCGGTGCGGCATGGTGCAGTCCATGCCGCATCAATGCCGGAGGCATGGCGTTGAAACAGTGTGCATTTTTTCGCCGTCAGGCGAGTACTTGATTGTATATGCACAAGTGACACCGATTTGGGTGCACCTTGGCTCTGAAATTATCTGATAATGAAAGCAGGAAGGACGCCGGAACCCGGCGTCTTGCGGCGCGTCTCGCGCTCCGTGGTGCCGTTGTCGGCCACACGTCGGCGGTTTCTCTGGAAAAGCCGTACTGCGACAACCCTGTGAAGGTTGTTCGCTCCACCGATCCGCGTAATTCGCGTGAACGGACCATGCAGGTCGAACTTCTGGTTCCCTGCCGTAAATGCGCCAAGTGTTTACAATTCCGTCAAATGAAATGGCGTCAACTCGCCATGACGGAAATTCAACGTGCAAAACGAACTTGGTTCGTCACCCTCACGTTTTCGCCAGTCCATCTGGCGGGAATAATTTCGGAAAGTATGTCTTTCCGGCCACAGCTTGACGAGGCTGCGGCAATCGACCGCGCAGCGTACCGGCACTTACAGAGGTACTTCAAAAGGCTGCGTAAGCTGATGCCTGATTTCAGGTATCTGGCTGTTTTCGAATTGGGCGAAAAAACAGGTCGTCCACATTACCACCTGCTAATGCACGAGGCTAAAAGGCCCCTCGTGAAGATTTGGCTTGATGAACAGTGGCGAAGCCATGTTCATGCCAAACTCGTGGCAGAAGATGCTTGCGACGGTAGCGCATCGTACATCACGAAGTACGCCACGAAATCCGCGTCCGTTCGTCTGCGATCCTCGCAGCGTTACGGCGCGGCTCTGCTTGTCAAGAAAGAGCGATAATCTATTATCCCTCGGACAGCAGGAACATAGACGCCCAAAAAAACCTTTTTTGGGATCTGGCTTTAGGATTGAGCAATCATGGTCGCAAATGCAGTCACTGCGAGACAAAGAGGGGGCGGTTATACCGC